GTGTTCTTGGCAGGAAGGCACAGCTGGCAACCAATCAGCGTCAACATACGTGAAGATGCTACTGGCATAGTACAGAAACTAGTAGGCGAACAGATGCAGAAGCAATTTGACTTCTACGAGCAGAGTTCAGCTGCTAGTGGTGTTGATTATAAGTTCCTAACACGCATCGAAATACTAGATGGCGGTAATGGTGCTTATACACCAAACGTGCTTGAAACTTGGGAAATGTATGGTTGTTTCTTAGTGTCAGCTAACTACGGAAGCCTAGCATACAGCTCAAACGAAGCTACACAGATATCACTCAGCATACGCTATGACAACGCTATACAGACTCCACAGGGTGCTGGTATCGGTGTTAATGTTGGTCGTACTGTTGGCGCTATTTCGACTGGTGCCGGCTAATACAAATAACGAAATTTCTAGTTTAAAAAAGATCGGAAAAATCCGGTCTTTTTTTGTGGTATAAATACTATATGGCAAATAAATTCGACGGCTACTTAGGTAACACTATCACAGGTGACAAGGGCAACCTGGGAGATTATCAGCACGCTTCTAGATTATATGTAGATGACAACTTCCGACTGGCACCTAAGGTAAAATTCCTCTATTATGTAGTCTTCAATATCAATCCTAATGTAGCACCCGATTTGCAATCAAAAGCAGGACTAGAACTAAACTATCTAGTGAGGAGCAGCGATCTCCCTAAGTTCCAGATAGATACTGAACCGTTTTATCAATACAATAGGAAAGCGCATATCTACAAAAAGATAAACTATATGCCGATCAATATGGTAATGCACGACGACAACTATGGCAACGTTAACTCTCTTTGGGCATCATATTACGGATACTACTTCGGAGATAGGAACAACAACTACGGACCTTATGGTGATGTATTTCCCGCAGCTTATCAATCACATACCTATCATAACAAATCACGCTGGCCTTTCCAATATGGACTAGACAACGGATCCAAAAGCCGCGAGCCTTTCTTTTATAGCATACAACTATTCACCATCAATAGGCATCAATTCAACAGCTACTTGCTCTGTTTACCAAAGATAACACAGTGGGATCATGATGCAGTCAATCAAGACGAATCGGCAGGTACTATAAACCACAAACTAAGCATCATATATGATGCTGTTCTATATTCTAATGGTACTATACAGCAAGATGATCCTACTGGTTGGGCGGTATTGCATTACGATAATATACCTAGTCCTCTTGTAAACGAATATAACAAAGAAGGTGTGGAAGGAGTATTTGGGGATGTTAGGACGAATGATCTTCTCAACAAATATCCATCTAACAGTAGATCTCGATATCCTTATGATCTAGATAGAGGTAATCGTACCCCGTTTGGTTACGGTTCTAGATCTTTCTATGGCAACTCCCCATATCAACAAGCAGGAGGTTTAAACGGTATAGCATTTGGGTTAGCTGCAGGAGCAGCTTCCGGATTGATAAACGCCGGTATAGGATTATTAAACGGAGCGTTTGACAATTCAGGAAACGACGGGCTAACTGACAGTAATAATTCTAATCAATCACAGAACCAGACGGATGAGAATGGTGTAGCATCACCTAGTAATCCAAGTGGCGATAATAATAATAGAGCAGCAGCCAAAGATGTTTATGATGCACCCAATAATGGAGATAATCCGTCAGCCGCTACAGATAACAATACAGGCGGATTTAACACTGTTAGGAGTGGCACCGGTCCTACACAGATACCATCAGGTGATGGTTCTAGCGGAAATTCAAACAGTGCAGCTGGCAATTTTGGTTCGCCAGCCGCAGCTAATAATGGACCACAGCCTACAGCAGCTAGTTCTTTGGCTGATAAAGTATCATCAGCTGGAACAGTTGATCAGGTTGCAAAACTTCCAGATGGAACGACTATAACAACATATCAGAAAGATGGATTTGTGTCAGGAAGTGTTACAAGAGACGCGAACGGTAATGTTAAGTCGGCCTGGGATGATAAAGGAAATAGAGCATCAGATACTTCTCTTAGTATGGATGCACAGGCACAACCAGATACACCTTCGCCTAATCCAGAAGCTGCTGCTGCCGCTGACAGCGGAGAGAACACCAATGATGTTGCTGTAAACGATCCTGTAGCACCAGCAGACCAAGTAGCTGATGCGGATCCTGTTATAGAAGATAACTCAGGTGAGTACGAAGTCTGATTCATCAGATATATAAATAATCGATGAACACAAGCACGACGAATTTACCAGCTGATACTAAACCTACCGATAGCGCATCAAAGATGAAAAACTTCTTTGATACCTATTACGCCCAACCTATAGCATTTCCTGCAGGGGAAACTGATGCAGTCTTGGGTTTCTTTACTAGCAGAGGTTATGAAACATCAGCAGCGGCAGCATTAGCTGCAACACTAATGAAACAGGCAAAAGCAGAATCTCCGCCTATCAGCGTGTTCCAACTTTTAGATAAACTAAAAGGACTTAACGAATTACAGTTAAGCCAGATCATAATCGAGATACTAAACTATAACAGAGTACCAACCAGTATATTGGCCAATAGAGTAGATCAAACTAATCTATTTGATTTTGAGATAAGGAACATTCTAGCCTAATGGGAAAGTTTGCGCAGGGAAAATATGCCCTCAAAAATCAACACAAATATGTAGGAACCAGTGATCCTCACTATCGTAGCAGCTGGGAATTCGCATTTATGAAAGCCTGTGACGAACATCCTAGCATACATCATTGGGCTAGTGAAAGCATAAAGATACCATACAAGTGTCCTGTAACGAATAGATCGACTGTATACGTTCCTGATTTCTTTATCGTATATACAGATAAAGATAGCAAGAAACACGCTGAAATAGTAGAGATAAAACCCAGCAATCATCAGCTGTTGGAAAAAGTAGGCAAGAATCCAGTCAATCAGATACAGTATGTGAAGAACATGGCCAAATGGGAAGCTGCACACGCCTGGGCTAAACAAAAAGGTATTAGGTTCCGTGTGGTAAATGAACATGATTTATTCCACCAAGGCAGCAAAAGAAAATAAGTAATGTATGACAAAAAAACTAGAAGAGCTGCTAAATCTCCCAGAACACAAAGAAGAGATGAAGGTTATAGAGAAAGAGATCAAAGCTGCCAGCAAAGAGATAGCCAAGCAAGAAGAGATCGAACTTACTCTACAGCAGTTTGATAAAGTAGCTTTCGCATTACCGACAGTAGATGGCTTAGGTTCAAGCAGCGACAAAGAGTTTGACGACTTAGCAAATAAATCATTAAAAGCCTACGAAGATCTAATGGATCTAGGTATGAATGTAGAAGTGAGGTATAGCAGCAAGATATTTGAGACTGCTGCTAATATGATGAAGAATGCCATAGATGCTAAAGCAGCAAAGATAGATAAGAAGCTGAGGATCGTAGATCTACAGCTAAAGAAACAGAAACTAGATCAAGATCTCAAGAAGGGCGATGACAACGCTGTTGACGTGACTGACTATGTGATTAGTGATCGCAACAGTTTGCTTGAAAAACTCAAAAAGATAGATAAATAGTTTAAGGACCACGAATCATGAAAAGTTTTAGCCAATACCTCTATGAGAGCAAACAGTATTACGATTTTAAGATAAAGATCGTCGGCGATCTCCCAGAAAAATTCGATCAGACACTGAGGAGCAGCCTAGAGAAATACAGCTGTGTAAGCATGGACAAGAGCACTACTCCAGTACAGAAAGTGCCTCTAGATTTTCCAGAATATGAAAGTTCAGTAGTACATATATATGAAGTCAGCTTAGAATATCCCTGTGTTTCAAACGTGTTGAGGAATTATGTGAGCGAAGCTACTAACATACCTGATAGCAGGATAGTAGTGCGCACCGAATATGATCCCACCGAAGAATACCAGAAGATGATGGCTGACAAAGACAATCCAGCAGCTTATGCTAAGAACGGCAAATATGATATCATGCTGATGCATCCAGACATGGGTGATGCAGAATCCGATGCTCAGAAGATGGTCGGCGAAAAGCATATGATGACGTTCCTAAAAGAACTCAATAAAGAAACACACACGCTAACACAATGGAAAGGTGTAAACGACGAGCTATTAGCTAAGTCGATGCCAAATGATGCTAGCCAATCGGAACAATCAAACAAAGACGCAGATTCTAAGAGCCCCTTCGCTAACAGGAAGATGCCTAAACCTAAAGGTGTAAGACCATGAAATCAAACAATATCAGAGAGACAGTTAGCGTTAATATGAGCGCCAATGGTGATAGTCCGGATGACATCATTACTATGATGAATAGGATATTTACTGTAGGAGGCCAGAAACCTGTTACACAAGATATGATGCCAAAGGGCGGTCCTATCATGCCGATGGTTAAGACACTTGACGTTGTTAAGAACGCAGATGTAGATGAAGGTCCTATGGATCAAGAAGGTACCAAGGGAACCGTAATGAAGGGCGGCAGAGATTATATAGATCCTGTTACAGCGAATAATCCATTTATGAGAGCTAGCGAACCTTCTGCTCCTGCTGTGCCAAATACTAAAAACGCTCCTGCTGCTGCTCCTCCGATGGCAAATCCAGAAATGAAACTTCCATCAGCAGACTCTAAGGATCCCATCGGTGACATGATCAAAAGTACTGATGAAGAAATGAATAATATGAGGAAGCTAGCTGGGCTAAAACACGATGCTATTACTGACGAAGAAAGTGAAGAAGATAAAATGGTTGGAAATGGCAGCGCAAAAACTTTTGCACCCGGAACAGTTCCAAATCCAGGATCTCCAGCTCCTGCAGATACTAGATCAAGTTATGAAAAGATTGCACCAACTGCGTTGGGCGGTAAAGATGCACCTAAGGCTACACCACCAGGTGAGCCATTAACATCATTTCAGCAAGGTGCTGCTGGTAGAGCCATAGCGCAGCAAGCAGCAACCCCAGCAGGACAAGCTCAATCACAAGCAGCTGGGTTAAATGCTTCTCCAGCAGAAAGAGATGGGCCCGGGCCAACACCTGCGCCAGCTCGCCCTGCACCGTTTGTTGAACCTACTAAATTTACTCCTCCTGATAGGGCAGAAGCACCTGGAGCAGAGCATCTACCAGGTGGCGGCGTAGCAAAAACTTCTCCACCAACAGCTACAGGTGCGGCTATTGGTATGAATGAACCTGACACAGATCAAAATAAAATGCCCGCAGCTGCACCAAAATCTAATCCGACTCCAGCAGCTGGAGCTGCACAACCATTTAAACCAACTATTGGTGCAGGTGGTAAAGTTAGTGCCGATCAATTGAATCAATTTAGACAAAGTACTGGCAATCAAAATGCTACATTAGGTCAGTATATGAATGCTGCACAAGGTAAAACTGCTATTGCTGGGGGGAAAAATGATCCAGCAAATATACAAAAGAATTTAGGCGCTGGCCAGACAGCATATAATCCAGCAACATCTAAAGGTACTCCGGAATATAATAAAGCTATAAACAGAAGCGAACCAACAGGTGGAGCACCTAAGCCAGCAGCAACAAGTGGAGCACCTAAGCCAGCAGCAACAGGTGGAGCACCTAAGCCAGCAGCAACAGGTGGAGCACCTAAGCCAGCAGCAACACCAACACCACCGCCGCGCCCAGCAAACTTAGGAACGAGTGCAGCACCAGCAGGCGGCGCATCTAAGCCAGCAGCCGCAACACCAGCAGCACCGAAAGCACCAGCAGCTTCTCCGATAGGAACACCAACAGCTCCTAAAGTAGGCGGCGGTGCAGCAAACATGGCACCTAGTGGATTTACGGCACAAGCACCTGCTGCAAAACCAACAGTAGCACAAGCAACAGGACCGTCGGCTAGCGGAAGTTTTGGCATTGGCGGAGTTACCGGTAATGCTGCCCCTAAAACTCAAAACGCTCCAGCTGCACAAGCTAAACCTAGAGAACCAGATACTATTGCTGTTGAACAATACAGAATTAAAAAAGCAGAGTATGATCAACTATTAGCAGAATATACTGAACTCAAGAGAATCAAAGATCTCGCTAGAGGTATACAGCAACTAGATGAGCGCGGTCCTAGCGGGGGATCAAGGATGTCCGCACCGAGGATGTCAGCACCTGCAATGAGACCAAACTTTGGTGGACAAGGATTTGGTAATAGGGGATTTGGCGGACCACAACGTGGGCCACAACGTGGACCACAGCGTATGCCAAATCTAAATCCTAGAGGTAGATTTGACCGAGACGGTGGTAGGAATCGTCCATACTATCAACAGCAAAATGGTAACGGTTTTATGCAGCAGCTGATACCAAGTTTATTTGGTGGAGCTATGAGCAGCTTAATGAACCAAAATAATGGCAATCCACAAGGTAGTTATGGTTTCAATGATCAGCCAACCAATCCAACAAAAAATTCACCACAGCAACCTGATACCAATCCTAATAATGCTAAATTAAATCCATTAGGTGGGCAAACAACCGATCCAAATGCTATACCTCATACATTTAATGCCTGGGATAAAGACATGGCAGATAAAGCTAAAGCTGCAGATCCTACTGCAAGTGAAATTCAAGGACCACCGACTCCCGCACAATCGGGTGCGATAAAAGTAGGTGATAATAGTTACAGACCAGATCAATTACAAGTAAAACCTGGAGTTAATGGTACAACTCCTAATTCTTCAACTCCGTCACAAACTGTTAATGCTGCGACAAATGGTGCTAGTGAAAAAACTCCAACACCTCCTCCTGCGGCAGTTCCTACTACTAATACCAATGCATCATCTGATGAAGTTAAAGCAGCAGTGGCTCCTAGGATAGCAGCAGATGCTGAAAAAAGAGCTAGCGGCGGTTTTGATATCAAACCAGAACCTAATGCAACTACTGCCAAGGAACCAGATGCAAGCGGCGGAGTTGGCAGACCAGATGGTAGTATGGAAGAAGAATTTGCTAACGAGCCAAATCCGAGATACAAGGATGTTGATTATATGAACATGATGCTAGCTGGAGGATTAAATAGTCCTAAGAAGACCTATCCTAAGGTATCCAAAGGTGACAATCCGATGCAGCAGGTAAGTGAGCGTGTGCTTCGAGATCTAAAATCAGAGTTCGAGAAGTTTAAGAATGAACAGCTTTCGTAAACTAATAAATCTCGTAGAGTCTGCAGAGACTCTATTAGAGGCTGATAATCTTCCACCAGTGATCCTAAGTACTGGTACGAATAACTTTAATCAGGATCCCAGGAAGTACTATCAGCAGATAGAAGCTACTGTTGCTAATCTAAAAGCAAGAGGACATGATGTACATATGATTATTCCCCGTGATTCGGTGCACGGGGGAACTTCTCAAGAACATCAGTTTAGCCAAGGCCCGGCACAAGTTGCTAGGGCTATAGCACAGAAATACAATTTGCCAACTTATACTTTCCAAGGTAACAGTGATAAGGTACATCCTGACGGAAAAGAATATGGAGCGCTTGTTAACCAAATAAATCAAAATACAGGTGGTCAAGCAAATAAGGCGTTGTATGTTGGAGATAGTATCGCAGTCGGATTAGGACAAGCTGCTAAAGGAAATACTAATTATGCGTCGGTAGGTAAGGATGCTAATTGGATATTAAATCGTGTAGGCGGTCCTCCAGAAGGCTATAACGGAAATCGATCACAAACAGCTAATTCACAGACACAAGCTCAAGGTCAGCAATATCAAAATCAAAATGGTCAAGATGTTAGTAATCTAAAGAGATACACTGCTGCAGATGCAGCTGCATTAATTAGACAGGCAGGCGGAACTGAAGAAGAAGCTAGAACACTAGGAGCTATATCTCAACCAGAATCGGGAGGAAATCCAAGGATATATAACGGTAAAGGAAGAGATAATTCCTATGGTCTTTGGCAAATTAATATGATAGGAAACATTGGTCCTGATCGAATGCGTAGATTAGGAATAACTGATATGAGTCAGTTAAAAGATCCAATGACTAATGCTCGTGCAGCATTGATGTTAAAAAGAGGACAGCTCGGAGCAAAGGGTGGATATCATCATTGGACTACTTGGTCTAGAGGAGCACACAGAGCTTATTTAAGAAATGCACAACAAGGAGCTACCGGTGACTATACTCCAAATTCTTCCGCCGGAGCTGTTATCGGAGCTGCAGGTGGAGCTCTTGCGGGATCAGCAAATGCTAATAATACTCCTACAGGATCTAACAGTATTCAAAATCCCGCAAATAATGATATTTCAAAAATGAAATTTAGTGACGACCCCGGAATAGCCGGTCTACAGAGAATGCAAGCTATGGGTATCACCGGTGATGTAAATGATCAATTATCTAAAGCGAATGAAATATTAAAAGGAGTTACTGCCCAACAGATAGCCAGTGATCCCAATTTAAGTGCTATAGCAAACTTGCAACAAGGTTTACTTAAAACCTCACAAGTAGGAAAAAATATTGATCAACCATCTGGCAATGACCAAGGTGGTACTACTATTATTCCAAAAACATCAGACAGCGGTAAAATAACTGATAGATTACCAACAGATGATATTGTTCAAAATGTATTAGATCCATCTAAAGGTTATGCTGCTATCAATCCTCCAACATCCGGTGCTCAAAACAATAATCCTTATAAAGATTTAACAACAACATTTAATAAAGGTGTTGATGACGTTACAAACACTATAAAAGACAAATATAATAGTATAGCAAATGGTAATACAACACTATCAGCAGCAAGCCAATCTAATACTAGCGCAGATGACTTGTCTAAAAGATTATCTACTATGGGAACCAATATACAACAACAAGTGGGTCCTGCTTTCAAAGACCTAGCAGATAAAAGTCAAGATTTTTATAATAAAGAATTGGCTCCAACCGTAACCGATACGATCGATAAGATTAATAAAAATGCTCCGGCTCTAATACAAAAAGGTAAAGATACGCTTGGCCCATCGGCTGTAAGCGCAGCAAACAAAGCATTAGATGCGCTAAGTCCGGGTGCTGCTGCCGCCGGTACACCACCAAATAACGGATCATCGACATCTATCGATATGGGAGATATGTGGAAGAAGACACAGGCAAATGGTCAAGCGATGTTACAACAGGGCAAAGATAAATTACTATCTCCCGGTTTAAAATCCTTAAGTACCCCAGGAGCTCAAGCATCCATACCATCAAATGGCGGATTACCTCAATCCGGACCTGCTGCATCTGCATCTAGTAACAGCTTTTCTATAGACCCTAAAGGTGATGCTTCTTCTATGAAAGCAATTACTCCGGACGGTAAATTACAAAATAATGTATCGTTGCTCGGCGGCTTAATAAAGAAGAATCCGTCTATAGATGCAGCCAAAGAAATACAACAACATCCAGATTTTAATACATTACCTCCGGGAGTGCAAAGTCACGTTAATTCAGCCGCTACTGGTAAAACTAATCTAGATCTAAATGTTATGCAACCTCATTTTGATAAACTTAATCCTGCCCAAATAAAACAAATGGCAGATAACGGTATACATATAAATGTTGCGCCGCCTCAACAAACTGCACCAGCATCACCTGTAGCTACTCCTGCGACACAACCCGCACCTTCCGTTTCCGGTACACCTACTAGAACAGATTCTCTAGCACAAAAAGTAACTGATCCGGCAAAATCATATAGTGATATCAATCCAATAACTCCAAAAGTCGAGTTACCAAAGGTTGAGTTACCAAAGGTTGAGTTACCACCAACTCCTAAAGTCGAGTTACCAAAGGTTGAGTTACCAAAGGTTGAATTACCACCAACTCCTAAAATTGATACTGTGCCACCTCCCGAAGATAATAAACCAGTAGATTTACCTAAACAACCGGATCTGGCACCTGCGCCAGCTAGCCCAATAAAATCTTCAAGTGATAACTATAGTTCAGCTACAGCAGCAACTGATAGTGGTACTAGTGCTTGGACACCAGGAAAGGGTGATCCAGGAGATAAGACCAGTACCGACGAAGAGGATGAACTAGACAAGCTATTAGAACAGTACCAAGAATTTAAATTCGTGTACTAGAACCTATAAATATCATTATGGTTAGAAGTTTAGAAGGCGTTCTTGTAAAGAAAGCTAACAAAAAAGAGCGTTTCACAGAATCACAGATAAATGATCTGCAAAAGTGCATGGATCCTGAAACAGGTCCATTTTACTTTATGAAAAACTTTTTTTACATACAGCATCCTGTTCGAGGGCAGCTATTATTTGAACCTTATGAGTATCAGGATAGACTCGTAGAGAGTTATCACAATAATCGATTCAATGTTAATATGTTACCACGACAGAGCGGAAAGACCACCTGTGCTGCTGGCTATCTATTATGGTATGCTATGTTCATACCTAACTCAACTATATTGATCGCAGCGCACAAATATACAGGTTCGCAGGAAATCATGCAGCGTGTGCGATACGCATACGAACTCTGTCCTAACCATATACGTTGTGGTGTTACAAGTTATAATAAAGGCAGCATAGAGTTTGATAACGGTAGCCGCATAGTATCAGCCACTACAACTGAAAATACAGGACGCGGTATGAGTATTTCGTTGCTGTACTGCGATGAGTTTGCATTCGTCCCTCCTAACGTAGCTACTGAGTTTTGGACTTCTATATCACCAACTATATCAACAGGTGGTCGGGCTATCATAACATCAACTCCGAATAGTGATGAAGATACTTTCGCATTGATATGGTCAGAGGCCAACAAACGATTTGACGACGAAGGAAACGAAACAACCGTAGGTATTAACGGATTTAGCGCATTCCAAGCATTTTGGCATGAGCATCCAGATAGAGATGATAACTGGAAAGCTGAGGAAATGGGGCGCATCGGCGAAGAACGTTTCCGCCGTGAATATAACTGCGAATTCTTGATCTTCGATGAGACGCTTATTAATAGTATCACGCTTTCGGAACTACAGGGAGTTGATCCGAAAGAAAAACTAGGCCAAGTGCGTTTCTATAAGAAGATAGATCCAAAGAACACTTATCTAATAGCACTAGATCCGGCAGCAGGCACAGGTGGTAACAATGCCGCTATACAGATATTTGAATTGCCTAGTTTTGATCAAGTAGGCGAATGGTATCATAATAATACACCTATGAGCGGACAGATAAGGATCCTGAGAGAGATATGTAACCATATCAAATCACACGGTGAACCACAGATCTACTGGAGTGTGGAAAATAATACTATAGGTGAAGCTGCTCTTGTAACTATTCGAGACATAGGTGAAGAGAATATACCTGGATTATTCTTGAGCGAACCTATACGCAAGGGACACGTTAGGCGTTTCCGTAAAGGATTTAACACTACACACAAGGCCAAAATGACCGCCTGTGTTAAGTTAAAATCTTTGATAGAGAACAAGAAAATGAAGA